ATTTCTTAGTCTGGAGTAAAGGAGATGATTTTACAGTATTTTATAAACCATATGTTAAAGATGAAGATATAAAAAATAATTATTACAAGTACTTCCTAAAAGAATTACCAGAAGAATTTACAGTATATGGACTTGGACAAGTTTTAAAATTCATAACTATAGGTGGACCCAATTCATTATCATTTTGTTCATTAAAAGCATGGTATACAGATGATTCAGAAACAGCAATAATATTAACTAGAAATCCAGAGAAATTTATGAATTTAGCAAAATATTCACGAAAAATAAAGAAATACAAAGACATACCAAGAGCAGCTTATTTAATACAACAGGCAACAGCATTAAGAGTCACTTACAAGGGGATAACAGTAATGGAACAAATGGCAGATGCTTATGATTATGCGGCTGAACAAGTACTACATTTTGACAAAATTAAATTGCAAGAAGCACTAAAATACATAGAAAAAGTTAAAGCAAAAATTCGTCGACACTTACAACCAGGTCAATTATTTTATGAGTCTATTAATTTTAAAATAATGCATGAAGTAAAATATAGAAAGTTCAATAAAATGCATAAGGATGGATATTGGGAAGGAGAAAAAGCAAAACAAGAAGAGATGTCAGTAACAAGTAAATTATCACCTTATCAGTTGTCAATAGTTAACCGACAAATTAACGACGTGGTCAATCTAGAACATTTTAGAGCTAGTATGGGGCTAACAAATTTTTCACATCAATGAAGCCAATTAAAAAATTGATAAATAATTTAACAAACAAATCAAACAAAAATAATAATACAAAATCCAAAAGATCAAGAACAACTAAAAAATACAATATAAATATAATTACCAATAAAACTAGGAATAGAGGAAATGGAAAACCAAAAAATAGAAAAATAGCAGCCGCAAATATTAGAAACATGAATCGTGATTTTAAAATATTATATCAAGATGGAACTACAGTTAAAGTAACAGGAAGAGATTTAGTATACAAAATACCAAGTTCAGTCACATCAACCATTAACAATCAAGTAATAACAATCATACCAGCAAATCCCTGCTATTGGTTAGGAACACGTATTGCCGCATTAGCCCAAGGATACCAAAATTTTCGACCTTTAAATATGAAATTTACATACATACCCCAAGTAGCTGTAACTCAGAAAGGAAATGTAATATGTGGAACATTATGGAATCAAGCACCCTCAAATGAAAATATTCAACAAAGTTTACGTACATCAAATGGAGGTATGTTATCCCAATGTTATAAATCATTCACATCAGTGGTAAGGATGAAATCTAATCTACAATTTAACTTATACAAAACAGCAGGGACATTTAATCAAGAATCAAATCCATTTATATTCATGGCATTAGGAATAGGAACAACAGATACAGATGGTGATCAAATTATACCAGGATATTTTTATGTAACATGGTCATTTTTACTCAAAAACCCAATAGGTAATACTAACATATATTATAATTCAGGAATAACTAGATGGAATGCAATCAAAGAAAACACCGAAGAAAACAGAACAATAGTATTTTTAACAGAAGGAGACGATGAAATACCACAGGGTGCAATATTACAAGTAGATACAGATGAAAATAATGAAAATTATGTAACATACAACGGTTCACACTATGATATGTCAGAAGATGATGTAGTTTGGTATTTAGCAAATTCATCCTTACAACAAGTGCAATCATTAACAAAACAAGGACAAGGAATATTATACTATCAACAAGTAACAACACCAGAACAAACAGGAGAAAATTTTTCAGCACAAGTATATTTTAGAACATCAGAGAATGAGCCAGAATATTATTTTGCACATTTATACCCAAGAAGAGTAACAGTACAAATACAAGAAGGTAGAATTTATTATTTTATGGAAGGAAGAGTACAAGAATTCATTGACCAAATCCGATTCATGTATTGTGGAATATTACAGGGATATCAATATATAGAAGGAACAGAAGATGTAGGATATCAATTCAAAATAGCAAAGTCAGATGTAGCCATACAACATTTAGGAGATAGACAAAAACCAATATCAAGAAACAAAGCATTTAAGAAAAACAAACCAATAAATATTGATCAACAAGATAAAGTGCTTATAAAAAATCAAGAAGACAAACCACTTAAAAGACAAAACTCCAACTTATCAACAAAATCCAACAAGTACTATACTAACATAAGTCCAATATTTGAAGAACACTAGCCTGAAATCTAGGACAGGCGTTGCAGTGACAACACTATATATTTCCCCTTAACTATTATTAATATTAACTTAAATATGAGCCCAAAATAAAAAACATCTGGGACTGTAGAAAGCAGAATATCAGCAAGTGAAAACTGTGCCTACTTCGACGAGTAGGACTCGTAACTTATACACATAGTTCGTAAATTCGTAGCCTAGAGCACGTAGAACCTTAAATTTTTGTTTGATTGTATCGAGCCAAGACAGG